TGGTGTAGCCGCCGAGCGATTCAGGCATGAGCGCCCGGCCGCTGCCGGGGGTGCCGCCGCCGTCGCCGTCTTCGCCGCCGCCGGCCTCGAGCGCCTTGCTCATCTCGACGGCGCTCAAGCTCTTGGCGAGCACCTCGAGCGCGGTGCGGTTGTTCACCGGGCAGTTGGTGATCGCGACGTTCTTGACGATGGCGCGCGCGACGATGGGCTCGCCGGCCTTGCTCATGCGCTGCGTGACGCGGCCCTCGACGGAGAAGCCGAGGCGCCGCGGCGTCTTCTGCAACGACTGCGCGAGATCCCACAGCTTGTCGCTCGGCGGATGGCCTTGGAGCAGGTAGCCCTCGACGAACCACCCGGTGCGGTCGGCGTGCGAGCCGCTCGGCATGCGCTCGCCCTTGCGGATGAGCTTCGCCGTCTCGGGGAAGCCCACGATGTCGGCCGTCGCCTTGGAATGGTTGTCGTTGAACCACCCGTCGGCGAGGAACGGGGAGAAGTCGAGCCCCTCTTGCAGCACGCGCTCGTTCTGCTTGTCGAGATCCGCGGTGGACACGAAGCCACCGATGCGCCGCGCCTTCTCGGGAGCGACGCCGGCCTTCTCGAACGCCTCCATCTCGAAGTCGAAGGCGAATGTGCTCTCGGTCTCTCGCACCTTGGATCTCCTAAAACGAAAACGGGCGGCACCGCTTTCGCAGTACCGCCCGCCTCTTGTGACCGTTCGTGGTCTAGGCCGTTGGGTCCGGTGGTCAGGCTAGAGGCTGGATCACGGGCGCGTCAAGCGCGTCGTTACGAGCTTCGGCGCCGGTTCATCCGCGGGGCACGCGCTCTTTGCGAGCGTGACGGGGATGGGGATCTCTGCCTTGCAGCGCTGGCAGTTGGTCACGCACGTCGTGCCGTCGGCGGAGAAGACGAGGATCGGCACGCGGACCTTGAGCTTGCCGTCGCTCTTCTGCAAGAGGTTGGCGTTGCAGACGGGGCAGCGCATCAGGCTTCGCCTCGGGCGCGCGCGATGCGCACGGGATCCATGGGCGGCTTGTTCGCTTGTCGACGTGCGAGGTCATCGCGGATGCGTTCGCGCTTCACCTCTGCGCCCTCGCGCGCGCCCTCGCGCGCGTCCTTGAGCGTGTCGGGTGCGAAGTGCTGCACGCCCTTCGGCGGCTTGCGCATCCGCTTCGCCGGCTTGAACCGATCCTCGGGAGAGAGGCGGCTCGCGCGCGCGACGGCCTTGCCCTCGTCGCGCTGCTTCTTCCGCTTCTTCTTCCCCTTCACGGTGAGCCCCATCTCGTCGGAGATCCCGACGATGTTCGCCGGACGCTCCGGCCGCGGGGAGTCTTCGTTCCCTCGCCAGCTCATCATACCGAGCCGCGCGGGCGAGCTGCCGAGCTGCTCAAGGGCCTCGGCGGCGCTCTTGAGCACGTCGATCGCGTCTCGGATCTTTGGCTTCTCGACGTCAGAGAGGAACGGCCCGCGGAATGGATCTTTGTAGAAGTCCGCGACCGGGCCGTAGTCGGCCTCGTGGAGCTTCGTGTACTCGGGCGCCGACATCTCGTGCGCGTGGAGCGCGTGCGAGATGGCCTCGCGGTGCTCGGCTTCGGCGTCGTGACGGCCCTCCCATCGGTAGTCGGCCTCGATGCGGTGGGCGGGCACGGGGCGGCCGCTGTCGACCATCGCGTGCTCGTGCATGATCTCGGCGCGCGTCTTGAGGTGGGCGAGCTTGCCGCCGCCGAAGGCTTCGACGATGGCGTCGCGCTTCCTCTCGGTCACGGTGCCCTTGCCGTGGTGCTGCTCGATCTCGGCGCCGGGGATGCCGGCGAAGTGAACGGACCACGCGCTGTTCAGCTCCGCCTCGAGCACGTGAAGCATGACGGCTTGGCGGTTGTCGGTCGTCTCCGCCTTGTCGGCCGCTCGCAGATCCTCGAGAAACTTCGTTGGATCTTTCTTGAACGCGCTCATCTCTTTCAGGGAGAGCCTTGCGCGAGCGCCGACGGCGGCGCGTTGCTTCGGCGGGAGCCACTCGCCGGGATAGGAAATGTTCTCGTGGTACTCCTCGCGCTCGAACGCTTCGCCAGCGAGGCGCTTGATCGTCCGGTCGGTGGCGGCGGTGAGCTTGCGCGGCCGCGACCATCCGCCGGCCTTCGTCGGCTTGGATCGCTCGACGGCGCTCGTGATCTTCACGCTGTCGAGGAACACCTCGGACGCCGGCGATGCGCGCTTGGCGGCCGCCATGACCTCATCGTAGCGGTCGCTCTCCTTCCCGAGCCCGAGGAGGTGGACGCGCGCGGGCTTCTTCGCCGCCATGAACGCCTCGAACTCCGCCGTCGTCGTGGCGTCCTTCTTCATGGGGATGGCGCGGATGTAGTCGTCGAAGCCGAGGATGGATCGAGCCTTGTCGTCGAAGTCGGCGAGGGAGAGCTTCCCCTTCTGCAACGGCACGAGGATGTTCGCGCCCTTCGCGTGGATCTCGCGCACGCGGTCGGCGTACTTGGCGAGGCGGTCGGCGGTCTCGTCTTGGAACGCCACCTGATCGGGGGCGACGGCGTAGAGCTGGCGGCCGAGCGAGGACGCGAGGCTGTCGTAGAGGTCGAGCCGCTTCGTCCACTCGGCGTCGGAGATGGGCGCCACGACGAGCGGCCCGATCGGCTTGTCGGGGTAGGGGAGGTCGCCGGCCTTGATCCCCTTCTTCGCGTTGTCCTTCCGCGCGGGGAAGTTGAAGTCGACCTCGGAGAACGCGCCGCTGTCGACGAACACCTTGGTTCGCGTGCCCTTGAGCGCGTGGAGCGCGCGCACGGCGTCGTCGCTCACCTCGTGGGCGGCGACACCGACGTTCCAGCCGATCGACGCGAACCCTTGGATCTCGCCTTCATGGTTGGAGCCCGACGCGAAGTAGTTGTCGAGGTTCACGCCGGCCTCGCCCGCCTCGTGCCGTTGCTCGGCCTCCGGCTTCGGTGGCGTGAAGTCGAGGGCGAGCTGCGCGTGCGGCGCGGGCTCGGCGTACTTGTACTCCCACGACCCGTCGACGCCGCGGCGTCGCGAGATGTACTTGTGGCCCGCGCGCTCGGCGCCGTAGCTCTTCTGCCAGCGGTCGTTCTCGTAGTCCCACCCCGCGCGCCTGTAGGGCGTGCCAGCGGCCTCGAGCGCCTTGCGGCACGTCCAGCACGGCTCGGCGCCGTCGGTGTCGGAGAGCCGCGTCATCGCGCCGCAACGTGGGCAGGGATCGGTGCCGCCCTTCTCGAGCCGCATGTCGATCACGAGCGGGTCCGCCTTGGTGAGCTTCTCGCCCTTCTTCTCGACGAGCTTGCGCTTGAACTCCGGCACCGTCATGGCCGTCATCGACCCGAAGAACCTCGGATCGTTGTAGTGCGCGAGGTATGCGGCCTTCGCCTCGCTGGCCGATGCGAAGCCGAGAAAACACTTGTCCTCGTCGTAGCCGCCGAAAGATCCATCCGGCTTCTTCTTCTGTTGGTGGACGACGTACACGCTCGTCGCGTGCTTGTCGGGGCCGATGTAGCAGTCGACGTGCTCGCCGTCGGCGGCTTCGGTGAGCCGGATGTAGCCGTAGGGGTAGCGCACCTTCGTGGCGCCCTTCTCCTTCGCCACGGGGTCGTACCAATGGCGCAGCGAGCCGCGGCGGTTCTCGATCGAGATCGGCATGCCGGCGAACGTCAGGCGCCCGTGGAGCTTGCGGGCGGCCTTCTCGAGCGGGCGCTCGCTCTTCTCGACGGCGGCCTTCATGCCGCGCACGATGGCGGCGTCGCCTTGCGCGCCTTCGTCGCTCTCTTCGTCCGGCTCCGCCTTCTTCGGTTGCAGCTCGCCGTCGATCCATTCCATGCCTGCGGGGACGCGCACGAGCACGCATCCGCACCACGGGTGGATCGCTTCGATCGTCGGCTTCCAATCGCGCTTCTTGCGGCCGACGTTGGAGCCGTTCGCGCGCAGCTCGGAGAGCTTGAAAATGATCGGCTGTCCGCCGCGCAGGTAGAGCCGCTTGCAGTCGGGGCAGGCGTCGGGGCGCGGCATCTTCGACACGAGCTGCTCGGCGCCGTCCTGCTTCTCGATCGTGCTCGCCGTGCCTTCTTGGATCGCGTTGTTGCTCTCCGTCATGGCGATGCGCTGCCAATCACGGGTCCAGTTGCCCATCGCGTGCCCGAGGTCGGATCGAAGGCTGTCGATCGTCTCGCGCCGCGCGCGGTTGCCGGCGGTCTTGTCGGCGATGATCTCCACCATGCGCTCGGGCGTGAGGTTCGCCTCGGCGCCGGTGACGGCCGCCATGACTTGCCCGGCGACGCGCGTGCCGAGCCCGACGACGTACTGGCCCGCGTGCTGGCGCGCGACCTCGACGGACGCCTTCTCTTGCTGCGAGAGCTGCAACGGGAGCTTGCGCTCCTCGACGAGCTTGGCGATCTCCGCCGGGCTCTTCGTCGCGAGCTTCGGGTCGCGCAAGAGCGCGACGAGCTGGCCGTAGGCGAAGGCGTCGTCGATGAGCTGCGGGCCGTCAGGGACGGCGACGCCGGCGCCGCGGAGGTCTTTCAGGAGGTCGGGCGGGAGGGCCTTGTGGCCGAAGACGGCGATGGCGATGGCTGCGTGGTAACGCGCGATGATCGCGCGCACCGCTTGCAGCTTCTCGGCCGTCCACAACGCCACGCGGGGTTCTCCTCCGCGGCGCTACTTCAAGGCCGCGGCGATGTCGTCGATCATGGCGCCCATGAGGTTCTCGTAGAGCTTGGTCGCCCGATCGATGCCCTCTTGCGGCGCCCGGTGCCGGAGCTTCGGCGGGGCCTTCTCACTCTTCTCGAGGTCGCCGTGCGTGCATCCCGCGTGCGGGTCCACGCCGAGCCGCGCTGCAACCGCCGAAGCGAGCTTCGCCCGAACGTCGGGGGTGTCCTCGACGCCGGGCGGTAGCTCGACACGGATGCGGGCCTTCACGGCGCGCAGCTCACTCGAAGCGGCGATCGACGTGCGCCGTGGCCGTGAGGTCCGCGGCCGCAGTCGCGACGGCCGAGACGGCGATCTCGATGAGGTCGCCCGCCTCCACCTTCGCCAGCGCGTCGGTCGTCGGGAGCCCGACGAGCTGCGCGGGGTCCACGGCGTCGTGCGCGATCGAGACCGACGCCACGACGACGCCGTTCTTCTTGACCTCGACGACGGACGGGCCGGCGCCGGTACCGCACGTGCCGAGGCGCGCGCGGAGGTTGCGGATCGCCATGGGGCCGTCGGCGAGGAACTGCTGCTTCGTGCCCGTCGAGATGGCGCCGGCTTGCGAGCCGGTGACGTCGAGGGGCATCTGCAAGCCCTGCACGACGTTGGCGTGCTCGGCAGGGGTGAGGGTCGTCTTCAAGGTCATCTGCGTCTCCTTCGGGGCACGCCCGTAGTGGTTCGAGATCCGATGCTACACGCCCGTGAGCGCGTACAACACGGTCGCGTCTTCGGTGCCGGGGTTGTCTACCACGAGCGCCGTGACGGCGCCCTCGAGATAGAGGACGCCGCGGCCGCTCGTTGCTTTCTTGACGGCGATGTTCTCCGCGCCGCCGTTGATGCGCACGTTGATGTCCTTGTCGCTGGCGACGAGGACGAAGCCGGCGGTGGTCACGCCACCGAACGGGATGATGGCGCCAACGACGCCCGCGGCGACCTTGCGCATGCCGCTGTTCTCGTAGGACACGACGGTAGCCAAGTCCTCGGAACGATCCATGTTGCCGGGGTCAAAGAGCTTCTGCGCCTCGACGTCGCCGGAGATGAGCAGCTTGAGGGACCGCAGGAGCTTCACAAGTCGACCTCGAGATCCAGCACGCGGAGAGCGCGCCCTTGCGCGCGAGAGAGGCCGTAGCCGCTCTTCTGGACCGCATCGTCGCCTCCGGCGCCGTCCGGGTCAACGTCGCCTTGCGAGCCGTCGTCCGAGCCGCCGGGAGCGTCCGCCCACGGCGGCTGTCCGTCCATCTGCGGCGAGCCCGGCGGCGTGCCGTAGCCCTGCCCGCCTTGCTGCGCCTGTTGCTTCTCGGCGGCCTTGGCGTTCGCCCATTGGAGCCAAGTTGGATCGAGAATGACGTCGCCGAGCGACTCGGGGAGCGGATCTTCGCCGCGCTCCTTGCGCACCTCGTTGACGGTCTTGACGCTCTTGACCTCTTTCGTCTGCAAGTCGATGAGCGCCTCGGCGGTGCGCGCGTTCACGCCGGCGAACTCGATCCTGAATCGGTCGTCGAGCTTGCTCACCACCTTGTCGTTGAGCTGCTCGCACACGAACTTCGCCAGCGGCACGAGCCCCTTGTCCTTCGACTGCGAGAGCTTGTCGGCCTGCGAGCCCTCGGACATCGCCGACGTCTGCCCGCCGTTGCCGAACTGAAAGCCGATCTCCTCGGGGGCGATCTGGCACACGGCGCACGTCACCTTGAGGAGCCAATCGATCCAAGCCGCGAACTCCATGTCGCGGTTGCTCGTCTGCATGTTCAACCACTGAACGTCCTCGGCGTTCACGACGGGCGTGCGCCAAGCGTTCTGCACGCCGGTGATCATCGCGTACCACTGACGACGGAACGCGATCAGCTCCTTCTCGGGGATGGCGCCCTTGAAGTTGAGCAAGCCCTTCGCGACCGAGCCCTGCGAAAAGAACTTGGCGTTGTAGTCGATGCCCCACAGGAGCGCGGTGACGATGCTGATCAGCATCTCAAGCTCGGGCATGCCGTAGCCGCTGTAGCGGATGTCGCTGCGCGGGTTGCGGATGCCGAAGATCATCTCGGGCTCGGTGAACTCCGCGATGATCGTGTCGTCGTAAATCTGCACGTATTGGATCGACTCGTCGAGGTAGTCCACCTCGTCGAGCGTGTCCGATACGCGGATGGTCGCCGCGTCGAGCGCGCGCAGGTACGCGGGCGCGTTGCCGTCTTTGCGCGGCACGATCTCCGTCGTGAACTGATCGTAGACGAGGCTGTCCCACATCGACTTGCGCATCCACGCGCCGAACTTGTCGCGCTTGATGGTCAGCTCTGGATCTCCCATGCCGATCATCCACCTCGACAGCTCGTCAGCGCGGCGTTGGAGCTTCTTGGAGAGGTCTTGGCGCTTGTCCTTGAGCACGAACTTGAACCCGACGCTGTGCTCGTCGGGTTGCGGCTCGCAGAACGCCGCCATCTGGTTCAAGCGCGTCTGCAAGTAGGCGGAGAACGGCGGGACGCGCCGGGCCATCTCGCCGAGGGTGCGGAACGTGAGCGCGCTCGGCCGCTCGCGGAAGCCCATCTGATCGAGCGCGGTGAACGGGTCGTAGAGCAAGCCCTTGGGGTCGGCGGCCGTCGTCTGTTGGAGCTGGCCGGGGCGCGGGGCGCCGGGCTCTGCCTTGTTGAGCATGCCGCCGAGCATCGGGCCGAGCTGCTGTTGGATCTGCGCCTCGACGAGCCGCTCGATCGCCTCGCCGGTGGCGTCATGCACGGCTTGCGACAGCTTCGACTCGATCGCCGTCGCCATCATGGCGCGGATCTGCTCTGGCTTGATGAGATCCAACACCGTCGGCCTCCGCTAGTAGCCCGCGGACACGCCGGCGGGTGTGAGCCGCAGAGCGGCGAGGGTCTCCCGCAGGGTACGCCGCGTCACGGCGAGGCGCGAGAGCCCTTCGCGGAGCTGCGGGTTGCGCTCGCTGGCCGACGCGAGGGCGGCCGCGGCGAAGGCGACGACGGCATCGGGGTCGGGCTCGCCGGCGGCCATGCTCTTGCGCAGATCGAGCGACACGGTGGGGCGCTGCCCCGGCTGGACCGAGCGCGCGATCATCTTGGCGACGGGGTTGTCCTCCGCCTGCATGAGCTGCTGCCGGTAGCCGTCCTTCACGGCCGCGACGACGGCGCTCTTCGCCAGCTCGAGGGTGGCGCCGTGCTGCCGCGGCTTCTGGTAGGCGAGCGTGTGCCGGGCCGGGTCGGCGTCGAGCACGCCACGCGCGCCAGCGCCGACGGGAGCGGCCTCGGGCGCGCGGATCCAGCGCGGGCGATCCACGGTGGTGTCGACCATGCCGGCGCCGAGCCCGTCGTACAGGCCGGCCGGTGCCGGCGGGCCGGCGGAGCGGTCTTGGAAGCGGGAGATGCCCACCTCGTGATCCATGCTCTTGCCCATGTGACCTCGCACGCGGGCCTCGAGCGCCGCGTTCTCCTTCGCGTCGAACTTGGGAGCGCCCTTGCCCTCGGGGCTCTTGTGCATGTCGGGCGAGTAGCCGCGCATCTTGTGCCCCTCGTCCGCCGACTTGAAGGCGTCCTTCACGCCGTCGTGCGCGATCTGATCCCACGACCGCGGCCCACTCGGCTTCTCGCCGGTGGCCTTCACGCGCTCGGAGCTGGCGACGGATTCGTGAGCGCCGGTCATGTCGCCGTGGTGCTCGGAGAGGGCGCGGTGCGTGGCGTGCGACTTGTCGGCGCCCTCCGTCCGGCCCCTCGCGATCTTGTCCGCGGCGAAGGTGTGGTGCGAGCGCGTGGAGCGGTGCGCGATGGCGGCCTCTTCGTGGTCCTTCCCGCTCCACCCCTTCGTGTGCTTGTTGAAGTCCTCGGCGCTCGCGTGCGTGGCGTGGATCGTCTTGCCGCTCGAGGTCTCGCCGATGCTCACGGCGCCGCTCTTCTTCGGCTTCGGGGGCGGCTTCTCGCCTCCGCCCGCAGCCTCGGCGGCCGCCTCTTGGTGGCGTCCCTGCGTCGGCGCCTTCCGCACGTGCTCCGGCGCGGTCTCGACGGCGCGCTTCGCGCGCTCCTGCGCTTCGCCAAGCACCTCGCGGGCGTGACGGTGCGACGCCTTGTCCGTCGATGAGCCCATCGAATGCGTCGCCATGTCGGCGAGCCCGGCGGCCTTGCTCGCATGCGCGGTCGCCTCGTGGAAGCCGAGCTTCGTCTCGAGGTGGTCGTGCAGCGCCTTGAACTTCGCGTGCGCGCCCTCGAAGTGCTCCCTCTTCGTCATCTTCTCCGGCTTGAGGTTCGCGACGGCCTCGTGCAGCTTGTCGACGTGCGACTTGGCCTCGCCGCCGACCTTGTGCGTCGCGGCGGCCGACGCGGGCTCGCCCTGCTCGTCGGAGCGCGCGTTGACGGAATCGATCCAATGACCGTGCGCCTTCTCGTCGTGCTCCTTCGCCATGTTCTCGTGGAGCGTGGAGAACTTGGTGCCGCCGATGCTCACGCTCGCGCCGGGCTTCTCGAACGCCGACGAAGCCTCGCGCTGCGCGTGACCGGCAGCCTTGTGCGCCGCGTGCGCGAGCTGGTGGTCGGTGCTGTCGCCGCTCTTGTCGGCCTTGGCCGACGCCTCGCGCGCCGCCATGGTCTTCTGCACCGCCTTGCTGGCGACGCCGTGAGCCTCATCGACGGGATCGGGCGCCTTCGGCGCAGCGGCGGCCGCTGCCTTCGCCTTCTTCGCCGCTTTCCGCTCGCCGGCGAGGTGCTTGAACCCGGCGGCTTCGTCGCGGTGGCTCTTCGCGGCGTCGCGGTGCTCGGTCGCCAGCGGGCCGGAGACGTGCGCGGCCGCGGCCTTGTCGTGGGCCGTCGCTGCCAGCTCGTGATGTGCGGGGTTGGATCGCTTGTTCGCCGCGGCGCCGATGCGATGGGCATCGGCGGAGAGGTCGTTCGCGGCCGCGCGCGCCGCGTTGACGGCATCGCCGGGCTTGGTCGCCTCGGGGCGCGGCGTGTTGCGCGGCTTGTCGGCGTAGGGGAGCCCGGCGGCGGGGTTGCCGAACTTGGCGGCCGCGTCGGCATGCTTGTGCATCTCGGCGCGGTGCTTGTCGAGGTGCTCACGCCGGTCGGCGGAGTCTTCGTGCGTGTCGATGATGTCGTTGACGACTCCGGCGTGCGCGCTCGCGGCGTCGGCGTGGTCCTGCCCGCCGAACGAGGCGTGAGCCGCGTGGTCGAACGAGCCTTGGATCGGCTTGCCGCTCGCCGTGTTGCCGTAGTCGTAGTGGTAGCTGCCCGGAGCGCCCGTGCGCTTGATGTACTTGTGGCCGGGGCGCTCGCCGCCTCCACCGCCACCACCGCCGAAGAGGCCGAGCTGCGAGGCTTTCAGGAGGTCGGTTGCTTCACGGGTGCTCATGGGCGGTCCTCACGGTAGGGGATGACGGATCGACTCTAGCGCGCTGCCTTGGCGAGCGCGCGGGTCATGTCGCGAAGCTCGGCGCGGGCGCTCTTCTTGATCGGGGTCTCGGCGGGCTCGGTCGGCTTGCCTTTGATGCGCGCCATGACCTCGGCCATCGAGACGGGCTTGTCCATCCACGCCTTCTCCTCGGGCGAGAGCTGCGCGCCCTCGTTGATCTTCTTGGAGAGGTCGTACTTGCGACGGAGGATGGCGGCGACGTTCTCGTCGAAGTTGTTGTCCTCGGCGACGTTCCAGTAGACGTTGACGGCGTTCTTCTGGCCGACGCGGTGGCATCGGTCCTCGGCTTGGCGCACGTCGGCGGCCGTCCACGGGAGGTCGTTGAACACCACCTTGTCGGCAGCCGTGAGCGTGGCACCGACGGCGAGCGACGGGCGGGTCGAGACGAACACGCGCTTCGTCGTGCTTGGATCTTGGAACTCACGCTTGGCGGCCTCGCGCTTGTCGTCGCTCTGCCCGCCGAAGTGCAGGATGGCCTCGGCGCCGAGCGCGGCGTGGATCGCTTTGGCGGCCGCGACGCTCTCGGTGAACACGAGCACCTTGGAGTCGGAGCTGTCGAGGATCTCCTTCACCATGTCGACGGTCGCATCGACCTTGGCGAGCGCGAGCTGGCCGCGGACCTTGCTGTACTCGCCGATCGAGGTGGCGCCGCCGCGCTCTCCCTTCCGTGAGCGACGGCCAGCGGCATACTCGGCGTCGATCTCGTCCTCGAACGAGTCGTCGTCGATCTCGGCTTCCTTCTGCTCCTCCCACTCGAGCGCGGCCTTCTCGTAGGCCGCGATCTGGCGCTCGTTCGCGCCGGGCGGCGGCGGCTTCGGCTCCTTCCGCTCGCCCACGTCGGGGGCGCCGGGGGCGTAGAGCGTGCTGATCGTGGTGGTCTTCTCGGGCAGATCCTTGAGCACGTTCTTCTTGGATCGCGCGAGGTAGTGCTCGCGCATCTTGCTCCACGCCTTGCCGTGCGTGGACATTTGCAGCTCTTTCGCCGACGACCACAGCCCCGGCTTCACCATCTCGAGCTGCGTGAACAGCTCCTCTTTGCCGTTCTTGACGGCGGTGCCGGACATGAGGATGCGGTGCTTCATGCCAGCGGCGAGGGTTTGGATCACCTTCGTCGTCTTGGCCTTCGGGTTCTTCGCGCGGTGCGACTCGTCGACGATGATCGTGTCGAAGCCGGCGGCCTTGAGCGCGGGCATGAACTTCTCGAGCGACTCGTAGTTGATCGTCACGAGGTTCTTGCCGGTGAGGTCCGGCATGCCGTGCTTCTTGAGATCCTTGGATCGAAGCTCCTTCGCGTCGAAGTGGCCGGGGAAGAACTTGTGCGCCTCCTCGATCCACGTGCGGCGCACCACCTTGGGCACGACGACGACGGCCTTCTTGCCCCCCTTGGCGACCCACGCCAGCGATTGCAGCGTCTTGCCGAGGCCCATCTCGTCGCCGACGATGGCGTTGCCGTCATTGCTGTCGAGGAAGCGCACCATCGCGTTCTGATAGGGCTTGAGCGCGAAGCCGTCGGCGAGCAGCGCCTCGACGGCGGGGATCGGCTTCTCGGCTTCGGTCTTGTCGGCGGCCGCCTTGGCGACGGCGGCTGTGGCCTTCGGGTCGACGAAGAAATGGAACGTCGGGTTGGCGGCCTTGAGCTTGTCGAGCGCCTCCGTCGCGAGGTCGGCGGAGTAGGTGTTGACGGACCAATCGCTCGCGTTGACGTCCATGAGCCCGGAGATGGCGCCGTTCTGACTCGACATCGTGTGCCAGAACGAGCCGGGCACGTCCTTCTTGCGGAAGTCGGCGGCGTAGAAAGCGTACTGCCCGTCGTCGCGCACGGTGAGCGCGACGGTGTTGCGCGCGCGGCGGCCGCGGATGTCGTTGATCGCGCGCGTCGTCTCGTCGCTCGAGACGGGGCGGTCGGCGGCGGGCGCTACGGGCTCGGGCTCGGGCTCGTTCGCCGCGGCGGGCGCCTCGGGCGCGATCTCCGGCTTCTCGGGGATCTCGACGTGGATCCCGAGGTTGTTCGCGGCCTCGATGAAGCCGGCGACGTCGAGCGCGGCCGCCTTGTCGGCGTGCATGCCGTCGGCGCTGTCCTCGCCGCGCTGGCCGTTCCATTGGAACCCGTGCTGCTTGAGCAGGCTCTTCCATTGGGCGAACTTCTGCCCGAGGAAGCCGTCGACCTTGACGATGAGCCCGCCGCGCTTCGTCCACTCGCCGGAAGCGGGGACGTGCCCCTTCGGGACCGGCTCCTTCTCGTGGAGCCCGGCCTTGAAGTAGAGGTCGCCGAGCTGCTCGACGAGCTGGCGGCGGTACTTGCGGAGAAGCATCGCCTTGCGCGCGGGCGTCCGAGCGCGCGCCCAAACCTGCATGTCCGCGCCGCTCATGCCGGTGTCGTCTTTGCCGGCCTTGAAGTCTTGGATGTCGTGAAGGTGTTGGCCCATGCGCGTCAGAGCTTCGTGGCGCTCATCGCCGGTGAGCCGCTCGGCGCCGGCCTGCATCGCGGCTTCGGCGTCGCGCTTCGCTTGGTTCTCGCGGATCTTCGTCGCGCGGGCGGATGGATCTTTGATCTCCTCCGGCTCCATCGAGGCGACCCTCTTCTGCTCAAACACCGCCGCGGCGTGCGCTCCGTGCGCGTTGGCGTCTCTCGTCGCGTTGCGCTCTGCGAGCCGAGCCGCGCGTTGCTTGCGGACGGCCGGACTGATCCCGTCGTCATCCGGCATCGTGTCGAAGTTGTCCGGGCTCACGCGCTTGCGGTCGTCCTCTTTCATCGACGCCTCTTCGGCGGCCGACGGGACGAACGGCGCGGCCGTCTCGACGGGCGCGACCACGAGCGGCGTTGGCTCCGGCTTGGGCGCGACCACGAGCGCCGGCGCCTCATCCGCTGGACGGCGGAGCACCTCGTGCCCCTCGATCAGCTCGGTCGCCGGCTTGCCCTGCTCGCGCTGCCACTTGTCGAAGTTGTCCTCGGGCGCCAGCTCGTACATGGCGCGGTGCGCGGCGTTCCACTCGGGACCGAGCGCGGCGATCTTCTTCTCGAAGTCCGCGACGGCGCGCGTGATCGCGGCGTCGTCCTTGCCGTGCTTCATGCGCCACGCGCGCGGATCCATTCCTTCCGACGCTCCGCCGACACGACGGGCCGTCACCTTGCCTGCGACGTAGGACAGCGCCACCTTGACGCCAGATCCAAGCGTCACCATCTCCTCGGCGCCGGAGCCGTCCGCGTGGCTCTTGAACGTGCTCGCAGCCGGCGCTTCCGGCGTCACCATGCTCGGCGTCGCCGGGACGTGCGCGGGCGCGACGTGCGCGGGCGCAGCGGCTTCCGCCGCGACGTTGGCCGCGTGAACGTGGTCCTGCCACACATCGGGCGCGGTGCGCTTGAGCACCTCGACGGCACGATCCTTCTGCTCGTCGGTGCCGTGCTTCGCCGCGAACGTGAACGCCATCTGCGCGTGCTCGCGCGCCTGATCGGTGGCGTACTTGTACTCCCATGAGCCGTCGGGCTTCCGACGGCGCGAGGTGTACTTGTGGCCGGGCCGCTCGGCGCCGTAGCTCTTCTCGAGCACGTCGAGCGCCTCGTCGAGCGCGCCGCTCTTGAGCAGGAGATCGAACGAGGCGTCTTCGATGGTGTGCGTGGTCATGCGAACCATTCTAGCCGCTCCATTCCCGGTGTCAACGGTGAGACTACCGCGTGATCACAAGATCCACGTACCGGCCGGGACGGCGAGCCGTGAGTCGGGTGGACGATAGCGCCTTGAGCGCCTTCTTGAACGCGCCCGTGTTGTGCAACACGCCGATGAGCTTCTCGAAAGCGGCGTTGATCTGATGTCGCTCGGCGCCTTGCGGGTAAACCTGCGCCTCTTCGCCGTCCACCTTGCGCCCGGTCTTCGTGAGCGCGCGCGTGCCGTCGACGAGGTAGGTGTTGCGCCGCGCCGCCTTCGCCGTGGACGTTGGCACCTCGAGCTTGTCCTGCACGAACGCCTCGAACGCGCGCGCGAAAAGCTCGTGGTTGTTCGCCCAATAGTTGCCGGGCTTGGTGCCGTCGAAAGCGTTTGCGTGCTTCATGTACGTCGACATCGAATGCGGCGTGTCGCGGATCCGCTTGTACTCTTCGCGCAGCTTCTCGTGCATGTCGCGCTTCCGCGCAGCGTCGTCGCCGTGTTGCTTACCGGCTTCCGAATCGTGCCCGACGACGCGGCGCTGGCGGTCATGCGATGCGATCTCGGATGAGAGCCTGCCCGTCTCGGTCATGATCTCCTTCTTGCGCGCCTCCGCCCTGCTGCGCGCCGACGCGACCTCGTGCGCCGGCCGCTCTTTGATCGCCTTCATCACGTCGCGGAACGCGCTTGCCAGCTCGGGCGCCATGTTGGCGTGACCGTGGCCGTGGCTCGCATACGATCCAAACTTCGATGTCTCGGTGGCGCCGTGCGCCTCGGCCATTACGTTGTCGAGGAAGTGACCCCACTCGTGCGCGACGGTGCCGGCTCCGCGGAACCGGGTCAGGTTGATCACCTTGTGATCCGACTCGTAGTGCGCGCCCGCCTTGCCCTTGCCCCGCGCAGCGATTGCGAGCGCGAGCTTACCGTTGAGGCTCACCTGCGTCGGCGAAAGGCCGAGCACGTCGGCGAGGTCGTGGAACGCCATCTCGCCGTGACGGAGGTGGTAGGCGTAGTCCTCGCGCCCCTTCTTCGACGGCGTGAACTTGCCCGTCTTCTCGTCCTTCGATCCGAGCAGGTTCTCGCCCGGCTGCACGGCCGTGAACCCGAACGACTTGCCGACGCGCTCTTGCCCGCCGAAGAGGTCGGCGTCCGACTTGTGATCGATCTCGGGCACGTTGACTTTGGTGCCCGTGAGGTCCGGCACTTCGGAAACGGAGCGACGCCACATGACCATGCGATCTTCTGCGGTCTCCTCGGCGGCCTCGGCCCGCTTCTGCTTCTTCGCTTCGGATTCCGCCGCCTTGGCGGCGCCAGCTCCCTCGAGCATCGCCCACCCGGCCGCGGGACCGCCGACGTGAGAATCGAGCGTGTCCGCGTGCTGCAAGGCGGCGCCGAAGGTGGTGTCGCTTCCCCAACGGGTTGCCTTACGAGACCACTTTCCCTTCTGCGGGACGCGGAGGTTCAATCCTGCGATGAACCGCTGCCCGAGAGCGCGGTACATATCATGGATCGATTCCTTCTCGGCGTCGTCCGTCCAGCGGACGTAGGTGCTGCCGTCGCGGTTCTCGCCGATGCCTATGTGATTCATCTTCTGCCCGACACGGGCGGCGACCTTAGCGACGACGGCATCGCGAGCCGCCATCTTCTCGCGCGAGTAGCCGCCGGTGATGCGCACGGCTGCTGATTCCGCGGGAGAGAGAAGCTCGGTGTGATCGCCAGCGTTGCTCGCGTGCGCGCGCATCTCCTCTTGGAAGGCTCGCGCGTCTGCCGCCGTGCGGATCTTCTGCAATCCACCGGCGACCATGCGCACGCCGTTGAGGTACGCGGCGCGCTCTTCGGCGGAGTCGCCGGGCTTGGCGGCGACGAGCGATGAGAGAACGATGCTCGCGTGCGCCGCGCCGGGGGTCGCCCCCATCGACTTGTAGTGCTCGGCCGTGACCGTCGGCATGTGGCTCGACTTGTTGAGGTAGCGCGCCGCTTCGGCGTTCGTCACCTTGTCGAGCTGGCCGCTGTCGACGAGCTTGCGGATCTCCGCTTGGTCTTTGCGCGAACCGCCAACGTGTGATCCAAACTCGTGCTCGCGCTGTAGCGACTTGCCCTCGCCCTTGATGCGAGCGTTGATGCGGTCCTGTCCTTCGGCCGCTGTCTCGCGCGCGGCGTCGTAGTCGTCTTGCGCGCTGGCGAGGTGCTCTTCGATCTGGCGGTACTCGTCAGACCTTGGATCGAGCTGCGCGCCCTTGAAGTCAAGCAGCTCCTTCGCGCGCTCAAGCATGACGGCCGTGTGCTTCTCACGCTCCGCGTTGATCTTCGCCGCTCGGTTTTCCTCTGGCGATCGCTCGCGCTCTGGCGCGGCCGGCTGCTTCTCGGCTTCCTTCGTCGCCTCCGCCATCGGCGACGGCTTCGGCGGCGCGTCGAACATGCTCGTCTGCCGGTGCGCTTCCGGGTCCGGCTTCTTCGGCTTGGGCGTGGTCTTCCTCTCGTAGGCGCTGTCTCCGAACAAGCCCTGCTGCACGACCTTGGCCGTCAGCTCGAACGGCTTGGCGGTCGGCGTGACCATCGACGGCGTTGCAGGCGCAGGCGCGGGCTCCGGGTGCGGCGTGCCGTGCGTGAGCGTGCTCGGCTTGCCGACGAACCACCCCGACGCGATGGCGCCGCCGCCCGCGCCCTTCCAATCGTCGCGCCCGGTCTTCGTGTAGGTGGCCTTCTCGCCGTTGTGCTCGACTTCGAGCGTGGAGCCCGTGGGCGCGCCCTTGAGCGTCTCCTTCGTGTGCGGCGTGTCGGCGTACTCGTAGTCGTAGCCGCCGCCCGCGCGGGGCGTGCGCTTGATGTACTTGTGCCCCTGCCGTTCACCGCCGAGCGCCTTGCGCAAGAGCATGCCGAACGAAGATCCAATGTCCTCGCCTGCCCACATCGGCGACGGATGCCACGCGGCGAGCCGCTCCCATCCCGCCAGCGACTTCGCTGCATCGCTCGACGATCGGAACACGTCGTCGCCGCGCGTGTCTGGCGCCGGAGCTGCCTTGGATCCCGGCCCGGTGGCGGGAGCTTCCTTCGCCTTGGCGGCGCCGGTCGCGGCCACGCTGCGGCTCGCGTGCTGGAACTCTTCGTCGAGGTGCGAGCGCGCGGCCTTCTTGTAGTCGTTGTTCCCCGTCGAGCGCGCGGCGTTGAGCAAGTGCTCCTGCGCCTCGCGGTGGAGCAGCGACGCTTCGTGTGACTCCGCCGGAGAGAGCGTGTCCATGTTCATGCCGAGCGACACCTGCTTGCCCGTCGACGTGTGGCCGACGATGCCGTGTTGCAGGATGCCGTCCGCCTTTGGCACCGACTCCTCCGGCGTCTCACCGGAGACGGGGCCGGAGAGGTGGTTGAACTCGCTGCCATCCGACGACGGCTTGGCGCCCTTCGCTGGCGAAGGTGCGCCGCCGGGCGGGCTCGACGCAAACACGCGGCTCACGGTGTTCTCGGGGCGCGCCGCGGGGGCTGCGGGGGCTGCGGCGGCCGGGCGGGCGGCCGCAGTCTTCTCCGGGCTCGACGGCGCCGCGGCCGGAGAAG